GCACGCCGCGTGCCGCGGGGCGGAAGGACCCGTGAACGTCCGTTCACTATCGTGAACGGACGTTCACCAATCGCGAGTATTTCGATAGCACTCCCGAACCGGCCGCGAGTATTTCGATAGCCGACGGCCGTCGGGCAGACGATGGCCGCCACTATGGCCGGTCGCCTGGTTGTCGACCAGGCCGCGACGGCGGCCATCGGCCGCCGCGCCTTGACGGCCGCCGCCCCCCTTGATGGCCTCCCCGATGGCCGCCTTCCGACGTGACCTACCAGGTCGACCGACCGACCGACCGACCGACGGCCGCCGATCGCCCCGCCGTTTCGCATTTACCATGTGTCCACTCAGAATCCGTTTCGCGCCTAGCCCGGATTCCAGCACAAAAAAATATTTTTAGGTGGAGGGCTTGACGCCGACTATCCGATGGGATACTATGACATCAACACGGGAGCGAAGGACGATGAACACTGCCGAACACAAAGCCGCCGCCGCCGCCGCTGGGATCGAGTGGGCGGACGTGCTGACCGTATACCGTGAAATGCGGGCGATAGAGACTGACGACGTTTCACGTCGTCTTGAGTTTCGCCGCGACGCATTTCAAGAAATGTCGGGCGACGACCACGGCGGCCGCGTGAAGATGGCGTATCGTCATGCCTTCACGGTCGGCGACGCGGCCAATCTCCCGATCGACACTGTGGCCGCCTTCCGCGGAATGTCGTCGGCCGACCTTTACTCCGACCTCGCCGCTGATGCCCCGACACTCCGCGACGCGGACGACGTGATGCGGGAGGCGATCGCCCGCGTTGTCGACCAGGCCGCCGCCGCCGATGACGTTGAAACAACTTGGACGGGCCTAGTCGCGGCCGCCGCCGCCGCCGACATTACGGAACAATGGTTGCGCCAACTCGTCAAGGCTGGCCGCGTGCGCGGCCGCAAGTGTGGCCGCAACTGGCAAGTAGCCGCGGCCGACGTTGCGTTTTTCAGTCGTCATCCGACGGCCGGCCGCCCCCGCGTTCGTGCCCACCTGGCCGCCGCTCCGTTCTAGACTATTGTATCCCATCGGACACAACCAACAACACAACCCGACCCGGCCGCGGGATTCAATCGGCCGGAACACTTGAACGGAGCTTGAACAATGAGCGTTGCAAACCTTGATACCTCGAATCTCGCATCCTTCGCCGCGGCCGCCGTCCGGCTCGGCTTAGCACAACTGGCCGACGTGGCCGAACTACTGGCCGCCGTGGCCGACGCCAATGCGGCCGCGTTGGCCGCCCAATACGGCGACGACGTGCCGACCATAACCAAAACCGACATCGCGTCGGCCGCGCTCGAAATCATGGCCGACCGTGCCGACGATCGCGGATGGCCGCCGCTGCTCTACAACTGTGTCACGAACGACGGCCGGCTGTATCTGGCCGACGACGTGGCCGAAACCGTTCGCGGCCTGGAGCGTATGGTAGACAGCCAACGCGACGCCGAAGAGCGCCGCATGGCACGGGCCGAAGCCGACGCCGTAGCCTACGACGACGTGCCGCAGCTCCGCACAACCGACGCCGCGGCCATTCGCCAGGCGATGGCCGACGCGGGAGCCGATCGCGTCATTGTGGCGAAGTTTCGCGTCGACGAGTCGGACGGCCAAACCGACTATTTCGGCGGTCGGACCGCCCGCGAGGTCGTGATCGGTTTCGGCCGCGGGAAGCGCGAGTCTTTCGCACAACTCCGCAAGGCCGCGGCCGCATTCAAGCCGACGGCCGACTACGGCCCCGGCCGCGGCCGCTGGTACGCGACGCCAGTATTGGGTGCCGACTGTGTCACGGGCGGCTATCTCTACAAGGGCAGCCGGTCGCCATGGCACGACGACGCCGCCGCCGGCCCTCTCCCGACCCGTGCGGCCGCTGAGGCCCACGCGGCCGCAAACCAGGTCGGCCCCATAAACGTCCACGGCACGGTCGTGCCGATCGAGTGGGCCATTCGCGAGGAGCAAATCGAGCACCGCGAGAACTACAGCATGGGCGGCGGGAACTATCTAGGGGACAGCCGATACGGCGGGTGGACCGTCAGCAGCTCTACCTACGTTCCCGAATCCGCTGAGGTTTTCAGTACGGCCGCATTCGGCGGAAAGCCGGCCCGCCAGTAGCCGACCTGCCCGCACCCCCTGCCCGCCCGCGGGGCAGGGGAGACGGGCCGGCCGACTTCCGACCGACCACAACCACCAGGAGCCCATAACCATGATCGCCCGCCCCGAAATCGACCACGCCAGCTATCAGGCCCGTTGCCGCCGCATGAGTGATGCCGAACTACTTTTCACCGTCGCCGATTGCCGCGAGTCGCTCGCCGCTTTCCCTGACTGTGACAAGGCCGGCCACTACCAGGACGAGATCCACTACGCGGCCGCGGAACTCGCCCGCCGGGCCCGCGGCGGGAAGCGCCGCCGCCCGACGGTCGACCAAATCGCAGCAGCCGCCGCCGCGGCCGCATGGGATCTCGCCGAGGGGCTTGATGACTGACCACAAACACAACCACAACCAACAACCAGCCCCACAACCCAAACCAGGACAGGCAACCATGAAGAAGCGAACCGTATTCGGACTGCCCCTTACTCCGGTCCGTCACCTAGCAGAAGTCGACGGGCCCAGCTTTTGCGTCAGCTATGCAACCCGCAGCAAACTCGGCGGCCAGCTCGATCAGGCCATCGCGGCCGTAGGCGACGACGAGATCCTACTCCTGGACAACGGCGCGTTCTCCGCCTGGCGTTCCGGCGTGCCGATGGACGTGGACGGCTTCGCCCGATGGGCCTCGGACATCATGGCCCGATGCCCGCAGGCCGTCGCCGTCGTGCCCGACGTGATCGACGGCGACGCCGCGGACAACGACTCCATGCTGATCGACTTTCGCGGTGCCGTGCTCGAACTCGGCTTGCAGCTCGACGCCGATCGGACGATGGCCGTATGGCACATGCACGAACCGCTCGAGCGACTGACCGGACTTGTCGAAGGAGGCTTCCAATACCTTGCCATCGGTTCAAGCGGTGAGTATGCACAACCAGGGACTCCGGCGTGGCACGAGCGAATCCGACAAGCCCTCGCGTCCCTAGACGAGCTGGTGGCCGAATCTAACGGAGCCTACCGACGGCCGTGGCTTCACATGATGAGAGCCCAGGCCGAGGCGCACCGCTACGATTTCGACTCGTCGGATAGTTGCAACTTAGCCGTGAACCATTGCCGATACCGCGAGACTGGCCCCGGCCACGTCGGCCGGCTGGCCGCCCGCATCGCGGGCAAGATCGACGCCAGCTGCGACGGCACCGAACGTGCAACCATCGAGCCACCGGCCGACGCCGTGGCGGCCGAGGCCGCATTCCGCGAGAAACTCGCCACCGTCTACGGCCGCCGGCCACAACCAGCCGCACAACCCGCGGCCGCCCAGGCGACAACCCAGCTCTATCTATTTGCGTTTGAGCCCGAGGCCACGCCCGAGAAATGGATCGGCCACCGTGGCCCCTGGGGCCGAAACCTCACCTGGACCCGCGACGACCTACCGGGTCTCATCGTCCGCCACTGCGGCCACGGCACCGCCCTCTACCCGTACTACATAACGACCGGCGACAACCGATCGCCGGTCGACGGCAGAACCTACGGAAGCCTCAACGAATGCCAAACCGCGGCCGACACCTTGCACAAGGCCAGCCACAACCATGCCGCAATCGCTTGACAGTTGGAGCCGACCGGCAACAATGTTCACCATGGCACCCAAGATCGACCCGGACAAATACGTCACCATCGGCACTGCCGCCAAGCTGGCGAACGTGTCGCGGCTATGGATGAGGAAACTAGTCCAGAATGGGCACGTCTCCGGAATCCAGATCGACAACCAATGGTTTGCCCTACGGTCGGCGGTCGAGTCGTTCGCCGATACAGCATCCGGCCGTGGCCGACCACGCGGCGGAAGCCACGCCCACTAGCCCTCGACAGAAAAAACTTTCCCTCACCCCTTGTCTAGTTGTTGCCGATTGGATACAAATAGACAGCCAGACAACCCGCCCCGGCAACTTCGCCGGGGCGGACAACCCGCGGCCCCGGCCGCACAACCAGGAGACGATGACCATGACCTACTTCATCACCTATAAGCCAAAGCTGCACGTAAAGGTGACCGTGCAAGTTGAAGCAACGTCGGTAGACGAAGCGATTTCTAAGTGGCGCAGGCCGTGGGTTGAGGACGGCGAAACGGTGCCAGTTCTCATGAGCTGCGTGACAACACACAGCCAAGGTTGACCACGACACCAGGGTGGGGCCACCCGGCCTGCCGACAGCTGCGAAACGGGTGGCGTTTTTTCACTTAACAACCAGGAGCCCACAACCCATGACCCCGATTGCCCGATACCAAACCCTAGCCACCCGCCACGCCTTCCGCGGTTGCGACCCGCTCACCCAGCCGATCGTCCACGCGATCGCCGGGGGGCGTGAGATGCCCGAGGAGTTTGCCATCCTCGACACCTACTACGACATCGGTGCCCCCGAGGTCGAGCAGCGGTGCGAGACGATCCGCGAGGAGGTCATTTGCATAACCAATGCGGCCGGCATCCCCATGACCCGCACGTTCACCATGATCGACGGAGGTGCCGCATGACCCACGACATCCTCGCCCTCCTCGACTCCGGCTGCCTCATCATCCGCGTGGCCCGCCGGGAAAAACGCCCGCTCGGCACCGCATGGCAAACCAAAGCCACCAACGACCCCGACGACGTGGCCCGGTGGCTCGCCGCCGGATCGAACATCGGCATCCTGCTCGGCCCCATGTCCGGAGTGGTCGACGTGGAATACGACACGCCGGAGGGCCGCGACCAGCTCGCCGCCTTCGGCTTGCTCGACACCCCCACGCCGACCTGGCGGTCGGCCCGAGGGGAGCACCGGCTGTTTCACTGGGAACCGTGGATGCCCCAGACGGCGGTCATCAAGGCCGACGACCTGGAGATTCGGATCGGCGGCCGGGCCGCACAATCCGTGCTCCCGCCGTCGATCCATCCCGATGGACAACCCTACGAATGGACAACCAGCCCGGCCGACGTGCCGATCGCCGGCTTCCCGGCCCAGATCATGGCTCAGGAGTTGTTCCAATGACGCGCCCCACCTGGAACGACGCCATCCGCAGCCTGCTCCTGGTCCGAATCGGGCAGGAGCTAGGGACCGACTCCCGGCTCGCCCGTGCCGTCCACGACGCGATCGACGCCGTGCTCGCGATCCTCGGCCAGTAACCTCGCCATCGCCCGGAGCGTCGTCCGCCAGCCCGACGACGGCCACCAGAGATCGAGGAGCACCACCCCGATCGCCGACGTGGTGCCGGAAAGGATCGCATCCCATAGCGGGCCAGAGCCTTGCCGGGCCTCCCACTGCTCGCGGACCTGGGCCTGCATCAGAAGCATCGCCAGCCGGACGGATGCGTGATTCCGCCCGCCGTTCGCCGCGGCGTCCTCCAGGTGGGAATGCGGCCAATGCCGCACAACCAGCCGGGTGAGACCGTCCACCCGCCACGGCTTGGCGCAGGTGACCCGCGGCCCCAACCGGTAGCGGACATGCGCCTGCAGTTGGGTGATCGCGTCTCGCACTCGTCACCGCCGGGGTGGGCACTTACCGTCGGGGCACCCGGCACCCTTGCACTGCGGGCACTGCACCCGATGGCCGTCAGGCATGACCAAGTAGCCGGTCCCTTTGCATTCGACGCACACGGCCGGGGCCGGGGGCTTCGGCTGCGGGGCCGGGGCCGGCGGGGCAGGGGCCGCCTCAACCGCCATGCTCGAGCGGGCAGCCGCCACCGCTGCGGCGGCCTTGGGTCGCTCCAGGTCGATCGTCTGCGGGTCGGCGGACAACCAGACGAGCATCGAAATACACCAGCGGTAGACAACGCTCACAGGGAGCCTCCGTTGCTCTGATACCACCGATACACAACCAGACAGAGAACAGCACCTACCGTGGAGAAAATGAACCCCGACGGCGAGTAGTCGCTACCGTTGACGAGCGAGTAGAGGGTGCCGCCGACGATCGAGCCGGCGACGCCGGTCGCAATCGTTTGCCAACCCGGCTGCACCGAGGCGCTAGGCAGGAACCAGTTTGCCAGTGAGCCGGCGATGTACCCAGTGACAATCCAACCAATGATTGAAAACATCTACCAGCCCTCCCGATGATTGATGGTGTCGGCGTCGTATCGTGTGTATTGGTTTGCCAAGGCGTCATCGGGCACTGGCTCGACCACCATGATCCACAGCCCAAACTTCGCGAGCCTCGCGATGGCGGACAGGATCGGCCGATTCTTTTTGGGTGCCCACGGCAGCGACCCGCCCGAGCCCTGACCCATGACGAATCCCACCACCAGTAGCCCGATACCGATGGCGAGGATCTTCTTGTCGAGTGGCTTGCCGGTGGGCTTCGGCTTCGTTGACTCGACCGGTGCGGTAGTTGCTTCGTTGTTCATGGTGCCAGCCAGTTGCCGTGGTGAATGTCTCTCCATGCAAAACCAGTTTTGATGTCGCCGATCGCATAGCTATCGCCTGCGGCCAGGATTTTTTCGATCACGGGCCGCTCGGCCCAGAAGGTTCCGTCTGGCTGGTCGGCAGGAAACTTGCCCGCATACGTCAGCCAGCGGGTGCCCCAACTGTTGACCACGAGGCAGGCATCCACGGCCCGAACTCCGGCGGGTGAGTTTTCCTTAAAGCGAATCCCGACTAGGCACATCTGGTGGGACCAGCTGCCAGACGGGGCAAGCACGCCCGCCTCATCGGTGCGATTGGCGAAGCCCTGCATCGAGGCGATGGTCACCGGGAACCCGGCCGTCAACGCCGCTACGCATTCATCCCAGGTGCGGACGGCCACGACGTGCCGTGCCGGCGTTTTCTTGGCGATCGCGTCTAGCCGTCCGTTGTCGCCCTGCCCGCCGTTTCCATAGTTGCCCCAGTTCTTGGCACGCTCTGCGGAATAGTTGGTGAGGTCGTAGCCGAGATCGGGGAACGGCTGCCGATACACAACGCCCCAGTCTCGCAGCCACTTCGCGGCGGCCCCGCCGTAGCTGCCGTCATTCCAGCCGCCACCACCCTCCGGCTTATTGCGACTCTCGACACGGCTCCCGCCGTAAATCGATTCGCTCGCTGGCATCAAAGGTGCTTCGGGCGACGTGCCCAGCGACCAGGTCAACGACTCCGAACAATAGACGGCGTGCATGGCACCCCATGCCACACAGTCCCCGATGCCCTGTTTTCCGACAACGAACGGTTTGCCGTATCTCGACCGGTGGGACGCATCCATCGCACGATAGAGAAAGGTGTCGATCCTCGCGGACTTCTCCATCGCCTCCGGGGCGGCATCCGAGAAGTACCTGTCGTTGCCAAGCTCTGTCAGGAACTCGGCAACCCCTTCGGGATTCGGCGAGTAACCGAAATACGTCTGCTCGGCCGTGTCGAGCCACCGACCGACATACCGGGCCGCGACCGCCGTTAGCAGGCCGGCGATGACGAGCGTTAGAACCCGCGTGATGATTCGTTCCTCGTTACCGCGTGACATCGAGGGCGGCCTCCGAGATCTCACGCAAGGCCTTTACCCAAGCATCTTGCTTCGCATTGTCGATCGGGCCGCCAGACGTGCCGACCGCTTTGTCGAGGTGGCCGGCGATAGCATCGCGGGCCTGCGGCTGGCGAGCACCGATGCTTACGCCACGACATCGCATCTCGCGAGTGCGGCGTCGTAGCTCATCGACGGCTACGCCCGTGGTCAGGTAGGGCTTCTCCTGAGACCAATCCCACTGCAGTTCGTCGGCGAGTTCTCCGGTAAGGGCTGCGACCAATGCAGCGTCCTCGGCACCAGCCGGGCCGGAGAACAGCCCAGAGAGATCGAGCGGGCCGGCGGGCACGGGAACCGGCGGCGGCGGGATCGGAGCTGGCGTCGACCCCTGAAACTGAAACGCCAAGGCGGCGAGAACCAGCAGGCCGGCGGCAGCCGCTTGCTGCCACGAGATTTCCGGGCGGCCGTATTTGGCGGCTAACGACTTGGCCTGGGACACAAGCCCCTTGCCAGCCAGAAGCATTAGGGCCGCGACAACAAATACGACGGTCAAGATCATGTATCGACACTCCTCACGAGTGGCAGGATTTGCTCGACCGCCCCGGACGTGAGAGCGAGCACCAGGAGCCGGACGGGGCCGCGGGCGAGGCCCCAGATCGGCCAGAGAACCATCGGCACGCAGCGGTCGGCGACGGCGTCGAATAGCCGGCCAGCTCCGTCGAGCACCGCGGACTTCTTCTGGTCCCCCGTCATGCTGGTGACAGCGTCGAGGGCCGCGACCGCCAGGTGGAGGAGAGCGACCAGCAGCTCGCCGAACTCAGACCAGGTAAGACCATCGCCAGCCGCCGATCGGGCCGCACTGATGAAGGCGTCGATTTTCGTGAGCACGCCCCCCGGGGCGGCCTCGGCGACGGCGATCGGTGCGTCCGAGATCACGAGTATGTCCCCACGCCAACCGCCGTCACGTCGACGCCGTAGGTGCCGGTCACCGAAGTGGCGAACGCGAGCGTGCCGCCAGTGATCCCGCCCGCGTAGTCAGCGACGTGAAGTTGCCCGCCGACGCCGACACGCACGCCCGAGATCCCCGGGTGCGTCACAGTGAGGAACCCGCCCGTCGGGCCGGTCGGAACCTGGACAAGCAGCTCGCGGACGGTGGCGACGTTG